GATTTGCCTTTGGTCGAAGAGCAGGAATATATCCGGGCAAAGAAAAATGTAACACTACATAATTTTAGAAAAGAACTTGAGTCTGATTTTTTGAGGTTTGTGAAATATATGTGGCCTGAATTTATTGAAGGTCGCCACCACAAAGATATGGCTGAGATGTTTAACGCTTTGGCTGATGACAAGGTAGATAGATTAATTATCAATATGCCACCGAGACATACGAAGTCTGAGTTTGCCTCCTACTTCTTGCCAGCCTGGATGATAGCAAAAAATCCAAAACTAAAAATTATTCAAACGACCCACACCGCAGATTTGGCTGTAGACTTCGGACGTAAAGTAAAACACTTGCTCGACGATCCCTTGTACTCGGACCTTTTTCCAACGAGACTGATGGAGGACTCACAGGCTGCAGGAAAATGGAAAACGGAACAGGGCGGAGAATACTTTGCTGCTGGTACAGGCGGAGCGATCACAGGACG